TCAAGGATATTAGAAGTAGCATAGAAGCTTATAAACAATAATCGTAGGAACTGCGAGGATAGCCTAGGTAAACTTGTCTCGTTGGAGATATTGACTAGGAAGCCGTGTGGCTTTAGACGCACGGTAGTTCACGAGAAAGCGTAAATAGATTGAGAGGTGTATAGATTGGCAAGGAGCAGAAGCCCGGATTCAATAAAGGCAGAAGAACTATACCACTCCGGCATGTGCCTTGTTGATATAGCAAAAAAGCTAAAGAAACCGGAGGGAACCGTCCGCAGGTGGAAGAGCACCCAAGAGTGGGACGGCAAAAGCAAACGTTCGGAAAAGAAAGACGAACACATAGCGAGCGTTCGGAAAGAAATCGAACGGAAGAAAAAGAAAGCCATTGCAGAGGATGTTAAACAGGTTATGGATAACCCAGACTTGACAGACAAGCAGAGGCTTTTTTGTTTGCATTACATTAAGAGCTTCAACGCTGTTAAATCCTATCAGAAAGCCTATGGAGTAGGTTATAACACAGCGGCAGTAAACGGATACAGGCTACTTGATAACGCTAGAATAAAGGCGGAAATCCAACGGTTGAAGCAGAACAGGCTCAACAGAGAGATGCTGGATGAATCAGATATCTTCCAGAAATACATGGATATAGCGTTCGCAGACATAACAGATTTTCTTGAATTTGGGCGGGAAGAAGTTCCTGTAATGACTGCGTTCGGCCCGCTGGTAGTTAAAGACGAAGAGACGGGGGAGAAGGCAGAAGTTACAAAGATTGTGAACAGTGTTCGCTTTCGCGAGCATGACGAGGTAGACGGAACGCTCATATCCGAGGTGAAGCAGGGCCGGGACGGGGCAAGCATTAAACTGCCCGACCGAATGAAGGCTCTTGACTGGTTAACCGAACATATGGACTTTGCGAATCCTGAACAGCGCGAACGGCTTAAGCTGTTGGAAGCACAGAGAAAAGCAATAGAAAGAGATAATTACGACAATGCGTCTGATGAGAACATAATCATTACCGACACATGGGCAGGTGAATCCAATGAAGAGGATTGACATACAGAAAGAGGTCAACCCACACTTCCGGGAGGTCTGGACTACAAACAAGCCGTATAACGTACTTAAGGGTGGCAGAAATAGCTTTAAGTCATCTGTCATAGCCTTGTTACTTGTCTATATGATGATACAGCACATCATTAAGGGCGAGAAAGTCAACGTTGTTGTTATCCGTAAGGTGGCTAATACAATCCGTGATTCTGTATTCCTTAAGATACAATGGGCACTTGGTAAGTTCGGATTGCTCAATAGGTTCCAGTACACCGTAGCACCATTCAAGATTATTCATAAGCGAACGGGTTCGACGTTCTACTTTTACGGGCAGGATGATTTTCAGAAATTGAAGTCTAACGACATTGGGAACCTGATAGCAGTGTGGTATGAAGAAGCCGCGGAATTTAACAGCAGTGAGGAATTTGACCAGACAAACGCTACATTCATGCGGCAGAAGCCAGACAATGTAGATATGGTTCGGTTCTTTTGGAGTTACAACCCGCCAAGAAACCCATATCACTGGATTAACGAGTGGGCAGAATCGCTTAAGGGGCAACATAATTACCTTGTCCATGAATCCAATTATCTCAATGACGAGCTGGACTTTACGACCCCGCAGATGATAGAGGAGATTAACCGGATTAGAGATAACGATTATGATTATTACAGATATCTCTATCTGGGAGAAGCGGTAGGACTTGGAACCAATGTATATAACATTAACCTCTTCCACGAGATAACAGAGTTACCGACGGATGATAGGATAATCGCATTGTACTATTCTTCGGACGTTGGACATCAGATATCCGCTACCACCTGTCTATGTTTTGGGCTTACGGCTAAGGGAAGTATTATATTGCTTAATATGTATTACTACAGCCCGGCCGGGAAAATTTCCAAAAAGGCTCCCAGTGACCTTTCGAGTGACCTACATGATTTTATCTCCAGAACATCAAGACATGAGCATATTGGAAACGCTCCTATTGTTAACCGAACAATAGATTCCGCGGAGGGCGGGCTAAGAAACCAGTACCTTAAGGACTACGGGCAGAGCTGGCACCCAGTAGCCAAACAGAAAAATGTAGACATGATTGATTACGTCCATGACTTATTAGCTCAAGGGCGTTTTTATTATTACAGCCCCACGATTAAAATAGGGAGGCCAAACTGTGATAGCCTCAAACTGTTCATAGAGGAACATAAAAAATATCAGTTTGACGAAAAGACATTGAACAGCGACGACCCGAAGGTTATTAAGGAGTTCGACCACTCTGTCGATGCTATGAAATACGCATGTGTTGATAATGCCAGGGATTGGCGACTGAAGAGGTAGGTGATTACATGGGCGTTATACAGGCTTTAAAAAACTTTTTTAAGAGAGGAGGGTTCATTGCAATGGGAGAAAGGCTGACTACAATCAACGACCACCCAAAGGTTAATATAGACCCGGATGAACTGGAACGCATTTCACAGGATTTCAGGGAGTATGCTGGTAATTATCCGCTTGTAAAATATATTAATTCAAACAATGATGCTTGTGAACGGGATTACTGCTTTCTAAATATGCGAAAGCTGACAGCAGAGATGATGTCTTCTCTCGTGTTTAATGAACAGGTAGAGATTAAAGTAGATGATGATATGGCTAATGAGTTCATGCAGCACGTTTTCGAGCACAATGACTTCAAGAAGAACATGATTCGATACCTGGAACCCATGTTTGCAACCGGGGGTTTGGCAGTAAGACCTTATGTCGATACAGATTCCAGAGAGGTAGAGTTCTCCTGGGCTTTGGCTAATGCTTTCTTTCCGCTAAGACATAACTCTGGTGGAATAACAGAAGGTGTCATGATGTTCAGTACCGTGAGGACGGAGAACAAGAAGACTGTGTATTATACTCTCCTGGAATTCCATGAGTGGAAAGATAAGGACTATGTTATCACGAACGAATTATACCGTTCGGAGGATAAGACTGTAATAGGCGATAAAGTGCCTCTCGGATATGACGGAGTTTATGAGGGAATAGAGCCAGAAACGGTTATACAGGGGTTGAGCAAGCCTATATTTAATTATCTTAAGCCCAGTGGATTTAACAATTTCTCGCTTGATAGCCCTCTTGGTGTAGGAATCTGTGATAATGCCACTACTACCCTCAAACAGATTAATGATACCTACGACCAGTTTAACTGGGAAATAAAAATGGGGCAGAGGAGCGTAATTGTAAGTGACCACCTGCTAAACTATTCGTTTGACGAGCAAGGTAACAGGCGGGGGCCTGTATTCGACCCTGATGTTAATATCTATCGCCCTATGCGGATGGACGGTGATACCGATTTTGTAAAGGACATCACACATGACATCCGCACAGAACAGTATATAGCTGCAATAAATCAGTTTTTTAAGACACTGGAAATGCAGATGCAGTTATCAGTTGGGACATTCAGCTTTGACGGTCAAAGCGTAAAGACTGCAACAGAGATTGTGTCCGAGAACTCTCTTACATACCGCACCCGGAACATGCAGTGCAACGAGGTTGAGAAATTTATCAAGGGCCTGATTGTATCAGTATTGGAGATAGCGTCCTTCACAACATTGGGCGGAGGCGGCAAATTGTACACCGGAGAGATACCCACCTTCGAACAGATAAGTGTGGACTTTGACGACGGCATATTCGAGAGCGCGGAACAGAAGTTAGAGTTCTACAGCAATGCAAAAATGGCGGGAATCGTGCCCACAACAGAAGCAATCAAGGGCGTGTTTAAGCTAACTGATGCAGAGGCCCTCGAATGGTTAAAGAACATCATCCAACAGGACACGATGGTAGACCCGGCAGAGATTGAGCAGCAATCAGCAGAAAAGGAGGTAGAGGAAGAATGAAGTATAAGAAGAAACCAGTAGTAATTGAAGCTTTTAAGTATGACGGTGATTTAATGGGAAGTGACGGGAAATACTACGTCCCTGACTGGGCGGTACAGGCAAATAAAGAGGGTATACTGTATTTTGACTCCCTTGACGCGGAATCACCGCCATGTGAGCTGTTTATCCGTACTTTAGAGGGCGTGCATCATGCAAGCATTGGAGATTATGTTATCCAAGGGGTTAACGGGGAACTGTACCCGTGCAAACCAGATATTTTCGAGAAAACTTATGAAGTTGTAGAGGGCGAGTGATGTAAATGAGAGACATCCCCAAACAAATAGACTTATGGGCGTGGCAGATGTCCGAACTGTACAACTCCCTGGAGGGAGAGATAATCCGGGCAATCATTAAGCGGGTATCTAATGGGCATACTAATATCTTGGACTGGCAGATGCAGGCATTAAAAGACTTGGGGCTGTACAACAAGGATATTGCAGAGGTTGTATCAAAAGCAACCCAGGTTGCCGAAAAGGAAATAGAAAGAATGTTTTCAGAGGCAGCAGAAGATACTATCAAGGAAGTGGATGAATCAGTCCCTTATGATACGCTCGAAACTCCTACAGACCTAGACTTTGTAATGAGGAGTTACTACAACCAGTGTTGGAGTAGCATTGACAACCTTGTTAACCAGACACTTATAAGCACCAACTACAGATACGGTAGTACCGCCACAAAGGCATACACTGAGGTGTTAAACCGGATACAGGCATTATTTAACACCGGGATGTACACTCTCGACGAGGCCATGAAAGCGGCTATAACCGAATTAGCATCCAAAGGCATAAAGTCAACCTTTATTGACAAGGGCGGTCACACATGGAGCATGGAGCGGTATGTTAGGACAGTTTTACAATCCACACTATCCAACACTTATAACAAGCTGCGTACATCCCGCATGGAAGAGTATGGTGTACATACGGTTGTAGTTACGTCACATATGGGGGCGAGGAAAGCGTGCACGAGGATACAGGGAAACGTCGTGGATTTAAGGCAACAATCTGAAATACCGCCCGACAGTAAATACATCTCTCTTTACGACCCATACTGGCAAGCCGATTACGGTGACCCAGGAGGACATAGGGGGTGCAACTGTAGACATAACTGGATAACCTTTGTCCCCGGTGTGGATGTCAACAATCAACCGAAATACGACGAGAAAGAGAACGCAATCGTCCGAAACCTCCAGACGAAGCAAAGAAGGCTTGAAAGAGCGGTTGTTAAAAACAAGAAAAGTAAAATGATATCCGAGGAATTATGGGATACGAAGAGTGCAAAGTTTTACGACCGCAAAGTGAGAGGATTGCAAGGAAAGTTAAGAGAGCTGGTTGACAGTAACGAGCACCTGACAAGAGACTATAACCGGGAAAAAGTATACACTCCAATAGACACTCTCATACAGACATTTAACTACGAGAAAAAATGACCTTAACGGTCTTTTTTATTGCCCCGGGCAAGGCGTAAAAAGGCTCATGTTACTTAACGAACAGTGATGCGACCACGTAAAAAAGCGTATAGGAGGGAAACATTATGACATTTAAGGAGTATTTAATTTCCAAGGGATTGACCGAGGAACAGGCAGAGACAATCACAGGCGGTATGGCAGAAAACAAGTTCTTTCTCGCGAGCGAGGAAAAACTTGACGAACGGTACGCCAAGATGAAGTCCCAGAAAGAGCAGTTAGAAACCCAGATTGCCACCAATCAGAAAGAGCTTGAAACCCTGAAAGAAACAGCAAAGGGGAATGAGGAGTTAACTGAGCAGCTTACAGAACTTCAAACGGCTTTTGACAACTCAAAATCGGATTCAGAAAAAGTGCTGAAAGAACAGCAGAGAGATTTTGCTATCAAACTGGCTTTAAAGGACAGCAATACATTGGACAGTGATATTGTTATGGGCCTTATCAACAAGGATTCCATTAATGTAACAGACGATGGATTACACGGACTAAAAGACCAGATAGAGAAGCTACAAGAAGAAAAACCCTTTCTGTTTCAGGAAAAAGACCCTGACCCGGAGAATCCTAAATCTCCTCAAATTGTAACGCCGGGTAATGCAAAAGGCAGAAACAACGACCCTGTAGACCCATTCGCAGCGAAACTATCAAAATATGAGTAGAAAAGAGGTAAGATTATGCCAACAGCAAACAACGATTTAGCAGCAAGAAGCTATCAAAAACAGTTCAGACAATTATTACAGGCGGTATTTAGAAAACAGTCCTATTTCGGGGATTTCTTCGGAGGTGGGATTGAGGCACTCGACGGCGTACAGCACAACGCTGTAGCATTTAGCGTTAAGACATCCGACATCCCGGTTGTGGTAGGAACTTACAACAAGGATACAAATGTAGCATTCGGAACCGGAACGGGCAACAGCACCAGATTTGGAGAAAGAACAGAAATTATCTACACTGATACAGATGTTCCATATACCTGGGGCTGGAAGTTTCACGAAGGTATCGACCGCCACACAGTAAACAATGACTTAAGCGCAGCTATCGCAGACAGGCTTGATTTGCAGGCACAGGCTAAGGTACAGAAGTTCAACGCACAGCACAGTGCATTTATTTCCTCTGTTGCGGGGCACGAGGAAAAATTGAATGACTTCACACCGGATTCCGTATTAGCATTGTTTAATACTTTGTCTGCGTACTACGTGAACATTGAGGCAATCGGAACAAAAGTAGCAGCAGTTAACACGGAACTCTACAACGCAATTGTAGACCACCCGCTTGTTACCACGGGGAAAAATTCCAATGTTAATATTGACGAAAATGGAATCTTAAGATTCAAGGGATTTCAGATTAAGGAAACACCGGATTCTCTTTTCCAGGCAGAAGAGTGTGCTTATATCTACATCCAGAGTGTGGGAAAGGCGTTCACCGGAATCAACACCGCGAGAACAATCGAATCCGAGGATTTCGACGGTCTTGCTTTGCAGGGCGCAGGAAAAGCCGGAGAGTTCATCCTTGACGACAACAAAGCGGCGGTTGCGAAAGTAACGGTAACGGTGGGGGAATAAGTAGGGGCAACCCTACCC